GTACCTTTACGCTTGAGGTTTACGTTGCCGTTATAACCTTTTTCATTCACTAGATTCATTATTTCGTAGATCCTTTAGCATCTGCTGTAACTCAGAAGTTGATCCCACGAAAAGATTGTTGTTAGTCACAATACCTGACTTATCTTCTTCGGGCTTCTCTGCTTCTGCTTTCTTATCGCTCATTGATACTAAGTCTTTGTTAGCGTCAACAAGTGTCTTCATAATCGTAGAGACCACTTCATATGCACGTGGATGCTCTGATGCTCTTGCAACATCAAGCATTTGCTCTAGAGCATCAGTACCCTTTTCTATTACATTATAGAAGTTGTCTCTAGCATATTTATAGTCACGCTCTTCTTCAGAGACAGTATTAATACTTGGTTTAGGTACTACAACTTCACCTTTCAACACTTCAGTTGGTAAAGGTTCTAACCCAAGGGTTTTACCAATTTCATCATTCATCATCGCTCACCGTTACATCAGTTACATCTACTATATATGCCCAATCGTCTGTATAGTTAATGTTTGCATAATCTACAGTTTCGGTTAAGCTTGTGGTTGGGGTTCCTTCTGCAGTAAGTCCAGGCTGTACGTTCACTCCTACTTCTGCAACTGTGTTATCTAAACCTGTGTGTATATTCGACTCAGAAAACTTAATGACTTTCTTATTAGCCACTGGACCAAGATAATATCCCTTCATTTGAAAGGTGAGTGTCCATATTAAAGCACGTCTTTCTTCAAATGATCCCTCATAAATATCTTCTTGAGTTACACTGTTTAGTATGATAGGAACATCTAATGTTACATTTGGGGTTTCCAAAATCTGCAGTGAAGGTGTAAAATCAGGTGTAAAGAACGGTATTATTTGTTCTAGAATCTTAGTCCCATCTTCTGTGAACTTAGTCATAATACTTAAAGTAAAATCTAGGTTATACGGAACTGCAGAAAACTGAGATTTAAAATCTGAATCAGAGTCTGATATAGCCGATCTATTTCTAATTAACGAACCTAACTTGCGAGTTCCATCATATGTCATAGACGTTAACTCAAACGTAATACGTGGTAAAGATATTGCAGGTGCTGTAAAGTTTGGGTCTTGCTGTGTCTTAGCAAGAAACTTTTGCATTGGTCCATAGTTTATCGGGATACGAAACCTAGTAGTATTCCCATCACCACTAGTGCGTGTGAGGTAGATGCTATTAAAAAGTGTGCCAAAAGCAGCAACATACTTTCTTGTGGTAGAGTGGTAGAATTCATTTCCAAACATTAGAAGTTATTCTCCCCAAATGGATTTTCTTCGCTAAAGTCAAGAATATTGTCTCCTTCAGTTTCAATGACAATATTATCTGCTATAGGATCAATATTTTCAATCGTATTAACTACCGTTTCTAAAGAAATATCGTAGTTTTCGAACATACTATCCACATTAGCAATACCTGTACTAAACTTTTCTCCACTGTATTCGAATAACTCGCATCGTATATCATATGTTTGGAGTTGCCCCATTTGATAAAATATTGCTTCGTGTTCAACGTGTTGAATTTGGAATATCTTATTGTTTAGTGGAAGATATATCAAATCGCCTTCCATAGGTCTTGCGTCACTAGTTTGGAAGGCAATCTCCGTGTTAAACACACTAATAGCAATGGTAAACGTAATACTATCTCTAATCTGTAATCCAAACTTAGATAGAAAGTCTCCTTCACCTTCAAATCCATCAACATTTTTAATGTACATCTCTGCCATATATGCTTCTTGGAATGTGGAAGTATCGTCTTCATTCATTAAATCATCAAGACTATCTAATGTTCTTTTTATATAAAACACATCGTGACCATAGATACGAATAGATTCGATAATCAAATCTTCTATTAAGCTCTGTTCTGAGGAGTTTTCAAAGTTGTTGAAATAGTAGTTGACTGCCATAATACTATCCTATCATATCAACAACAGGAAGTGAGTACGATGTGATCATATCTTCTTCTAGTCTTTGTATCTCTTCTCTAGCGTCCTGTAGTATCTGTTCTCCATTGAATGTTACTCCACCAGGAAGTTGCATTCCATTAAACTTTGTTAGATTAGCACCCCATTGATATTTTATCTTTGCTGTTGCATAATTTTGAAGCCATCTATCTTTCCAAACATCTGCATATATATTTGGATCAACTACCTTATAGGCTTCTACAATTATGTAACTCTCTTCCGGGATATCACTCCAACTTGTATCTAGATGAAGTTTGTTAATATGCCTATTGTATCTAAGAGGTATTTTTCCTGTCAACAACTCTTCCATAAACTGAAGATGCTGCATATTCATATAATAATGAACAAGATTGTAGTTGCTTATTTCGTGTAGATGATTTAAAACAAATTGATACTTTGCGCTGAACATATCAGAAGAAAATGTTGCAGACGAAGCAACATTAAACACATTCACTACGCCTATGATATTTTCAGGCATCTCAATATACCCATTGGTTATATCGTCTCCAGTCACTTGATATTTGTAATACACCTTTTCAGCGCCATCAAAATGGTAATCCCAATAGTAGGATAATGACTCGTCTAGACGATCATCTACTTGATCAGTGTCTACGTTTATTTCTATAACGGGTTTACCTAACTTACGTAGACACCATTCTTTAAATTCTGCTCTTGTGGTTGGTTGTGCCATTCTAAATCCTACTTTGAATCGTATTGAAAGTATTTATACTTATGGGGTTACCATTCTAAATATGCCGTTTGATGTAATAGATTCGATCTTATGTTCTCTAACTATTTCCCAATAATTAATCGTCTTTTCTAACCAATAAGTGCCATTATATATGTATAAGTTAGTGCAACGTTGTTTATCAAATGGTGCATTTGGCGTCAAGGTTGCTAAATCATTATCAAGTTGACACCAAGAAATATCCATAATCTGAGGTGTATCCACTTTTTCCCACCCACGATCTACTAAAAGTTCTGTGATATTATCATACCCTAAAGAGGATATGGTATCATTTAATTGTGAGTGCCAACTAAACATATTATCATAGGTCAAAGTCATAGGTCCAATAAGTGTATCATCTAGTTTAGCCTCTCCCGTATAAGAGAGTTGTATATTGTTTACTACAGAAAAACAGCAGTTTTGACCTAAGAAGATATTGGTAGAGTCTAATAACCTTCTTAAGTAATCCTCTTTAGTCAAATTTTGGTATGAAGTATTGCGTTTAGGGAACATTTGTGATTACCTCATTGTGCTTTCGAATATACCTTTAGAGTGAGTCGCCATAGGAAATCTAAATAAACAAACGAATCTATCTGCCATTGAAGATGCGATAC